GCTCGTATCAGTGCTGATAGCACCCTCACCAGCAATCTTTCTGCTGAACAGTCTGCTCGTATTGCTGCTGACAGCACATTGACATCGGCAGTTTCAGCAGAGGTTTCCCGCGCTACCGCCGCTGAAGGTGTAATCGCTGGTAATCTCTCCACTGAGACGAGCAACCGCACCAGTGCTGATTCGGCCCTCGACGGCAAAATCACAACTGAGAAAAACCGCATCGACGCAATCCTTTCTGCCGCAAGCGCAGACAGTGACACGTTTGCTGAAATCGTTTCCCTTATCAACAGCGTTGATACTGCTAACGACTCTGCATTCGCTGGTTATGTTATCAGCAATGACGCTCGTGTTGCCGCAACAGAGGCATCCATCTCCGAGGAGGTAAGTGCGCTTGCCGCTGCTGATTCGGCTCTTGACACTCGCGTAACTGCTCTCGAAACCACCATCGACGGCGGAACTTACTAGTCCCTAAACCCAAAGCCCTTCAGAGGTTCGACCCCTCTGGAGGCAACCCCATTCTATAATGGCTAATCCAATCATAGTCCCTAAAAAATCGGTTATCTCGAAAATTCCGCAGAGTTCCGATCTTGCATCTGGTGAGATTTGCATAAATCACGCCGATAAAAAACTTTACGCCAAGCATCCATCCACGGGTGCAATCCAAGAAATTGGTGGTATGTCTGTGCATTCGCACGACGAACTTTATTCCCCCGATAGCAGTCAATTATTAGAACTGCAAAACAACGGAAACCTCACAATAACAGCAGGAGGTACTACAAAAACTTTCACTTTTCCTAGTGCATCTGGCACACTAGCGACTTTATCAAATGTAAATGGTGGTTCGCAAAGCTATGAAGTGCGACACGTTTACGCCAATCCATATTCCTACACTGGAACTGCTGTCGATGGAACGAGCGAATCTGCATCCAGTTGGACAATCACTCGATTGGAAATTTCAAACGTAGGAACGACAACCAAAACCAACGCCATAGGAGCTTGGAGCAATAAAACCTCACTAACATACACTTAATCCATATGAACACATCAGCACCCATCGAAATCGACGGCAAACAATACGACCGCTATTCGCTCAACCTCGCCATCACAGGTCGATATCTGGGCGATGGCTCAAGTGACGCAAATGTAGCCATGCGCCTCGTCCCGACTCGCATCGAGAACGGCGAGGTTCTCACGGCAGACGAAGCTGCCATCGGCATTGCGCTCGGCTCACTCGCTGGTTCAGACGCCGCCACCCAGCAAGCCGTTGGCGCGATCCAAGCCGCTCTTCAAGCCTACATCCAAGCGAAAGGACTCTGAGCCATGCCAACCTATTTTGCGCGTAAAGCGGGAAACATCAACGCCGCCGATGTCTGGGCCACCACGCCCGCCGGAACAGCCGCCGCAGTCACTTTTGCCAGCGGCGATGTGCTTGTCGCAAACTCTTTCACCGTCACGGTCCCTGTGTCCACCGACCTCGGCAGCACAGGGGAAGTGCGGAATGACAACATCAGCTCTGCCACGGCAGGCGGATCATTTACACTCGCGGATGGGGTCACGCTTACAGCCAATATTTTCGCTGGAAGCACCGGCACGGCCTGCGTGAACCAAACCGGCTCAACCTCTGGAACCATTGTTGGCAACGCTCGCGGCGGCACATCGTCCAACGCAGGACACGGAATCAACAAAACCAGTTCGGGAACTTTAGGCATCACTGGGAATCTGACGGGCGGAACAACCGGGCTGCAAAATGGGTTATCCATGACCGCCGGAACCGTGAATATCACAGGTAATATTACAGGGGGATCAGGCACTTCTGGTGGAGTTGCCAATACAGCAGGCGCGTCGATTTCTGGCGGCACTCTCAATGTTTTGTCCGGCACAGCCACAGGCGGAACTGCCAATGGAGTCAACGGTATTTATGTTTCTGGCGGAACCGTCAATTTTACTGGAAACGCCGTTGGATCGTCCACCGCCGCACTTACCACATCACACGGCATCACTAATGCAGGCACTGGCACGGTCACGCTCAATGGCAATGCCACAGGCGGGAATCAAGCCAGCGGAGGCGGCGGCCTCGGAATTGTCAATTCCTCTACTGGCACGGTAGTCGTAAACGGTAATGCCATAGGCGGATCAGTTCTCGCAGGAGCATCCAACGCATCCACGGGAACGCTTACGGTGACACGCGCCATCGGCAACGCCTACGGACCCGGCAACACGGCAGGATTATCCTCCGCCGTTGGAGCCAGCAACGCTGGTCTCGGAGTGCTTGAAGTGCAGGAAATAGAATTTGGCGCATTCGGCCAATCTCCCGTTAGCGGCACCGGCATCCGCCTCAAAAAAGCCAATACCAATGTCGCGGTCTTCAATTATTGCGACACCGCAGGTGCAAAGACTCTTATCGACGCCACCGCGAACGCCGCCATGCCAGCAATAACAGATGTTCGATTTGGGACAAGTTACGCCAGCGGAGCATTGACTGGCGTTGCATACATTCCAACGGCATCATCCGTTGCATTCGGAGTTCCGGTAGATGCGACAACAGGCACGGCAACGCTAACCGCAGCTGACGTCCGCGCTGCTATTGGAATGGCGAGCGCGAACATGGACACGCAACTTAGCGTATTGAGTAACCTCGACACCACGGTATCATCCCGCCTCGCCCCAAGCGGAACGCTTGCCACGGTCACAACCCTCACCAACGCGCCAGCATCGGTCACGCCAGCACAAATCCGGCAGGAGATGGATACCAACTCGACACAACTCACTTCCATCAAAGCCAAAACAGATTTACTGGAAACCACTCGCCTCGCGCAGTGCAGCACAGTCGCAACCACGGGAGATCAAATCGCAGCGGCATTTAATTCTCCATAATCGTTGTATGATTTTAACAAATTCCAGCGCAGCAAAAGTAGGTGGAACCAATGTAAAGGTAATTGCATCTACAACAACATTATTTCGTCAATTTATGTGTTATGATGGCGCATTAATTTCTTCTGCAATTACAGGAACAACTGGTTTAATTAAAAATGGAATACCTAACCTTGTATTATCTGGAGTCTGCAATTATACTGGGCCAACGCAAATCAATGCTGGGACACTTTCTATTACGAATGCTTCGACACTTAATGGAGTTATTAGCGGAGCGGGATCGCTGACGAAAAGCGGTTCATTTGCTGTAACGATTGGAGGGAATAATACTTATACTGGAGGAACCTTCTTCTCTCTTGGAACAATAACCTTTTCGTCTGGGAATGCTTTTGGAACTGGCTTATTTATGGCGCAGACAGCAACGCAAATAATCACAGGAAATAATGTAACCTTGCCAAATAATTTTCAGATAAATGCTGGTGCAACAATGCAATATCGCACCTCTGGAGCGAACACAATAACAGTCACAGGCAATATTACTCAAAGCGGAAATCTTAACAAAACAGGCAATGGAACGCTTGATTTAACTGCGGCAACACTTACCTATACAGGCTCGACAACACGAACTGCTGGCTTTATAGTAGCCTCCAAAACAACTGGGGCATCAACGGCAACAGCAACATTCGGTGTTGGTCTTTCGGTTTCTTTTAATGTTTCACCTCCATCTGGAATTACAACATTCCGTTTCTTCCAAGGAACAACAACTAATTCATACGCATCAGTAACTTTGGTGGGTGTACCAGTTGGAACAACAGCAACATATACGTCCGCAACCTCAACGCTTACAGTCATAGTACCATGATAATTCCTCCAAACGAAAATGGTTGGTCATACGATGACTCTACAGGCAACTGGAAATTGGTCTATGCTGACAAAGTAATTATATTTTACGAAGAAACGAACGTGTCAATCGCAACTCAAAGCACATTGTTTGTAGGAACGCATGAAGAGTGCGAAGAACAGATAGCCAAAGAAGGATTATCTTGGCCTGTTGAGTCTGAGATAACCACTTGACAAAAACGCAATTCAACGATTAATAATAAACTATGGCACTCACATTTAACCCATTTACTGGTACGCTTGATTTCACTGGGAGTCAAGCAGCCGCAGCAATTGGGGCCACAGGAGCCACTGGCCCATCTGGAGGCCCGACTGGGGCTACGGGCGCGACTGGAAGCACAGGCGCGACTGGAATAGGAACAGACGGAGCCACAGGCAGCACGGGAGCTAGCGGAATTAATGGTAATGATGGAGCTACTGGTTCCACGGGATTACAAGGGCCAACGCCTTGGACATTGCCAGCGACAGTATACGACAACGGAGCTTCTTACAATCTTGGCGCAGCAGTC